ATTGTATGAGAAGGAAATTCTAATAACAAAAGAAATGGTTGATGCGTTTGGACAAGCAACAAATGATTACAACCCCATACATTATGATGAAGAATATGCGAAACAGACAAAATTTGGAGGAACTATTATACACGGTATGCTGACTGCTGGTTTAATCAGTGCAAGTTTAGTAGATCACTATGGTCCAGGTGTAATATATACAGACCAGACATTACATTTCAAGGCCCCTGTAAGAATAGGAGATACAGCTAAAATTATATTTGTTGATGAGGAGTTGTTTCCGAAGAATAGAGTAAAGTTGACAGTCCATATATATGTAGGTGAAGTGAAAGTATTGGAAGGTTTAGCGTTTATTATTAGGGGAGAGTGAAATGATGCTAACAGTATTCATACGGCGAGGTAAGAAAAAAATAATACATCTACCTTATGAAGCTCTTGACAAGGTGTATGAAATGTTGTATACTTATAAAGATAGGATTGCAGGTTATTCTATTTGTATTGGTGATTATGAAAAGGAAGAAAATGCAATATTATTGGAAGAAAAACAAGAATAACAAGGACTATCCATATAGTCTGGTTATTGGTAGAACAGAATGGGGTATGAAAAAGCATCATATGAATCCGAGGTATCATTATGCTGTACCTCAAAATAGTAGAGCTCGGAAGAGATGTAAAATAAAATCACCGCTGAATGGTATTTGGTATTTTAGAGAAGGTGGTAAATGGAAACAAACTAGTAGTCCAGCTTATTGGTGTGAAACATGAGAAAACTTAAAGGAAAAATTAAAAACAAAAAACGAAGGTCATCTGCGCGTGCGAATAAACGTAATGTTAAAAAACGCGAAAGGTTGATACATGAAAATTTAAAAGTATTGAAGGAGAATTTTGATAATGGGAAACTTTCTTAAAAATGTTATCAAAGAAACGGGTAACGACTACGCCGCCATTGTGGCGGATGGTGTTGACGCCGCTGATGTTGGTGGGTATGTGGATACTGGTAGTTACATATTCAATGCTTTGGTTAGCGGCTCGATATACGGTGGTCTACCCAACAACAAAATTACGGCGATTGCTGGCGAAAGTGCGACCGGCAAAACCTTCTTCGCATTAGGTGTATGTGCCACCTTTCTGGAAGACCTAGAAGCAAATGTGGTGTTCTTTGAGTCAGAGTCAGCTATCACAAAGGATATGATAGAGGACCGTGGTATAGATTCCACTAGAATAGCCATCTTACCTGTAACTACGGTACAAGAGTTTCGCTTCCAGGCGTTACAAGTATTGGATGTTTATGAGAAGGAAGGAGAGGGTAAGCCTCTATTGCTTTGCCTAGATAGTTTAGGAATGTTATCTACAACAAAAGAGATTGAAGATACAGAAGCGGGTAAAGAAACTAAAGACATGACACGGTCACAGATAGTCAAGGCTACCTTCCGTGTATTGACATTGAAACTTGGCAAACTGAAAGTGCCAATGATTATGACCAATCACACCTATGATGTAATTGGTTCGATGTTCCCACAGAAAGAAATGGGTGGTGGTTCAGGACTCAAGTATGCCGCTTCACAAATAATCTATCTATCAAAGAAGAAAGACAAAGTAGGTACAGACGTTGTGGGTAACATCATACATTGCAAGACATACAAGTCCCGTCTAACAAAAGAGAATCAAATGGTAGACGTTAGGTTGTCTTACACAAAGGGTTTAGACAGGTATTACGGTCTTTTAGAGCTTGCTGAGAAGTATGACATTATCAAAAAGGTATCTACACGCTATGAGTTGCCAGATGGCTCAAAGTTTTTTGGCAAACAGATACTAGAAGATCCAGAAAAGTATCTTACTGAAGAAATTATGCAACAGTTAGATGAGGCTGCTGGTAAAGAGTTTAAATATGGCTAAAACAAAGAAGAAACTAAGAATGGTTAAAAAAGATGAAGTGGCAGAAATACCAACTCCTGTTATCAAATTAGATGATACTGAGTTGGCCAATATGTCTACAGGTAAGTATAAAGTTTTTACTAATGGTGCTGAAGAGGAAGATTTGAAAGGAAAATATCTTGCTATAAATGTAGACCATTTAGTGTCAATTTTTCCTATGGGTGATAAGACTTTTCTTTTCAGTACCACAGGAAATTCATGGACTGTAGCTGAAGATTTTGCAACAGTCATAAAAAGATTGAATATCAATAATGGATAATTACATCCGCATCTATGATAAGGTGTTAGATGAGGATTCTTGTGAGTTTCTTATTGACAAGTTTGAGAAGTTTGAGGACCGACAGGAAAAGGTTTTGATGGAACAGAATGATTTGGTAGTATCATTCAATCAGATAAACATTTATAACCATGATGAATGGATAGGCACAAGAGAAAAGTTGATAGAGGCTATGCTGCATTATGTTAGTATCTATAAAAAAGATTGTAACATAACTGAAATAATGTGGCCCATAACAACAAAAGATTATGGCTTTGAGGCTATCAGAATAAAACGATATCTGCCTAATGGCTTTGATAGATTTGATGACCATGTGGATTCATCTAAAGGTTGTGAAAAAAGATTCCTCAATTTTCTTATCTATCTAAATGATGTTGAAGAAGGTGGTGAAACAGAATTCCCACAGTTGTATAAACCAGGAACTTATATACCTTTATCGGTGAAACCAAAAGCAGGAACAATGGTAATATTTCCTCCAATGTGGCCTTGGCTACACGCCGGTAGGAAGCCGGTATCTGGTCCGAAATATTTTGCTCATTCGTATTTACATTATGTATAGATTTGATTGGATAGAAAACAAAGAAACAAAAGAAAGTGCCTTAATAATACAAGAAGGTCCTTATGAGAATGTTATTTTTATTTTTAAGGATGGCAGAATAATATTAAAGGATGAAAATGGAGAACCTTTAGATTTGGAAAGTGTAGAGGAAATCCCTATTGACTTTAAGTATGAAGTGTTGTATAATCCTAATGAAGTAGATGTTTTGACAAGCGATTTTAAGAATGCTTTAGGTGATATCTTTATGACGGTGTTACAAGAAAGCGTGCAGAATGAAAATTATAATTTGGTGAATGATGAGAATAGAAACGACAATACTGAGCAACCTGATTCATAATGAGGATTATACTAGAAAGGCAATCCCATTTATCAAGGAAGAATATTTCCAAGATCAGGTAGAGAAGGTCATATATAAAACTATCTGGGATTATGTAGATAGATATAAAAATAATCCAGATGTTGAAGCATTATTGATTGAGATTGGTAAGGCAACATATACAGATGACCAATATAAATCTGCTACTGATTATCTTTCTGAAAAAATAACTGAATCAAAAGTAGAGCTGCAATGGCTCTTGGATGAAACAGAGCAGTGGTGTAAAGACAAAGCCATTTATCAAGCCATACTCAATGGCATCCAAATCATAGATGGAAAAGATAAGGACAAAACTCCTGAGGCTATTCCAACTATTCTTACAGAAGCTCTTTCAGTGTCCTTTGATACACACATCGGACATGATTATCTCGAGCAGTCAATAGACCGATATGAGTTTTATCACACAGTAGAAGATAAGATTCCATTTGATTTGGATTATTTCAATCGTATTACTAAAGGCGGACTTCCAAAGAAAACTCTAAATGTATGTCTTGCCGGCACAGGTGTTGGTAAGTCATTATTCATGTGCCATTCAGCATCAGCTACTCTAATGCAAGGCAAGAATGTATTGTATATTACTTTAGAGATGGCAGAAGAAAAGATTGCAGAGAGAATAGATGCCAATCTGATGAATATCTCAATGGAAGATTTGCATGACCTTCCACGACATATGTATGAAGATAGGTTTGGTAAAGTCCAAAAGAAAACTCACGGCAGATTGATAGTCAAAGAATATCCAACAGCGTCTGCTCATTGTGGTCATTTTAGGTCGTTATTGAATGAGTTGGCATTGAAAAAGGATTTCAAGCCAGATATCATCTATGTGGATTATCTGAATATCTGTGCATCGAGTAGGTTTAGAGCCAGTGCTGCTGTGAATTCTTACACATACATCAAAGCCATCGCAGAAGAATTGAGAGGGCTTGCTGTAGAATGTAATCTGCCTATTGTATCAGCAACACAGACAACAAGGACAGGATTTGTGTCAACTGATATTGGTTTGGAAGATACATCAGAATCCTTTGGTCTACCAGCCACAGCAGACTTGATGTTTGCATTGATATCTACCGATGAGTTGGAAGAGTTGAACCAGATGCTGGTAAAACAACTAAAGAATAGATACAATGATCCAACATTGAATAAGAAGTTTATTGTTGGTGTTGATAGAGGCAAGATGAAGCTGTATGATGTAGCACAAACAGCTCAAACAGATTTGGTAGATACAGGCCAAGAGGAAGAAATTGTTGACCGTTTTGCAGACTTCAAAGTTTAGAATAGTAGAGCGTGAAGAATTTTATACAAGACCTGAAGATGCTAAGCGATTGTATGCTGAAGTTATAGACAGATACGGCACCAACTTTGATACATTCATAGAGCCATCGTGTGGCACCGGTGCGTTTCTAAATCTGATGCCGTCTAACAAGATTGGTATTGATATCAAGTTTGGTGTAGATTTCTTTGAGTGGGAGTTTCCTCCTGGCAAAAATATTGTTATCGGTAATCCTCCATTTGGTAGGAAGGGTAAGATAGCAATGCAGTTTCTCAACAGGTGTGCTGAGCATAGTGATGTTGTGGCTATGATATTACCGAGTATCTTCTCCAAGTTTACCTTTATCAACCGAGTGAATCCTGTATTGCATTTGGTGTATGAAACTCCTGTAAGAGAGTTTGTAACACCAGACGGAGAGCCCTATTCGGTCAAGTGTGTTTTCCAGATATGGGAGAACAAGTATCCACAACTACGACCAAAGATAATCAGGCAGTCCAGTTGTCCTCAGTTTGATATGATACACAGGCATATCTCCAGAACAACACCAGAAGAACTAGAGCAACTCAAACAAGAGTATGACTTTACCATAGCACAGATAGAAGGTAAGGTGGGTGATACAAATGTTACAAAAGGCAGTCAGTTTTTTGTGAAGGATAATACACCAGATAAGTCAGTAAGAAGTGTGATGGAACGAGTAGATTTTTCAGGCCTGAGTAAACATCATGTTGGTGCTACATCATTGACTAAGGCAGATATTGTAGAAGGATATTTACTTAAACTCTAAGATAGTTTTACAAATGGGCCAAACAGACGTTACAAATCTTGAAGATAGATTTTCAGATTTTAAAGTTTAATCTTTGGCAATAACAAAACGAGCTGACTTTGCCGTTCTAGATCCAGTATATTGAAATATAGCTCTACACACATTATTTTGTTCTTCTCCGGTAGGAGCTTTAAAGTATGTGGTCATTTTCTTTCTTATTTCATTCATAGTTGTTAGTGCGCTAATAGCTCCCATATCATCATTGAATTGTTTTTTATCTTTGTTATTTCCTTTTTTACCTGAGGCATAAAGTTCTGCACCACCGCCAAACTTTATATATTTTTCTGCATCTGCTTTAAATTTTTTCATTCCTGCATTCCATGTTCTTTGGAAATCTCTTGAAAACCCTCCAGTTCCTTTAACAGAATCTATAAGTTGTATAAAGAGCGGAATACTTGCGACTTGACCACCCATGGCAGAGGCACCATCATATTTTAATGTCATTTTAATTCCACCGCTCGGTTTGCCATTACTGGCGGGGGTAGCTCTGAAGTGTAATACTCCTGTTTTCTTACCAGATTTTATGTTTATATAGATATCTCTACCTCCAGAATATGGTTCTGTCCATTCAAAAGATGTTGCCGTTGCTTTATAAGAACCTGTCATTCTTTTCCAAGATGTGTTTACACCTAAACAGAAAGTTTGAGCCAGTAATTCATTTTCAGCCTTTCTGCTAAAGTTTACCTTTTCAATAATTACATGGTTTGTAACTTTTTTAAGTGAAAGTGGAAGTAAATCTCCTGATAATATTAAGTTTTTTACTGTTCTATTTAGAACTGCAAATGTTAAATTATCTTTTTTTGTTTGTGGGTCCTCAAGAAGTTTCTGTAAAACTCTTTTAGATTTATTTGAGGCAAAATATATATCGGCAGGAGTCCATTTATTAATATCTCCAAAATAGGTTCCCGATGCGCCTACTACTTTTGCTGATTGGGCATTAGCAGATTTAAATAAAGCTGCCAGGACCTTCATTATATCCTCATCTCCATGTTGATAAAATAAATTTTGCCAGCCTGGTCTTTGTATCTTTGCAAAATCATTATCTATTTTT